GCCTGCATTCTATCATTCCACTTTTCTTGAAGATTTATATGTGACTCCAGGTTTGGTAGATTATAAAAACTTTCATACCACAAACTTTATCTGTATGCCAAAAAGAGAATGCAACGTTCATATCAAAGCTGGAGATCCTTTGTTACATGTGATTCCTTTCTTGAATAAGGATATCACTGCTTCTGTTGGTCCAGCTACAGATGAAATGATAGATAAAACTACAAATCTAATTCCCGGGGATGACAAGCAATATTATCGCAAGTTTATGGGAATTAAAAAGAAATTTAATATGCAAAAAGAAGAGATTAAACAATGAATATTTTTGTTTCAGTATGCTCGTACCAAGATCCTTTACTTCCTCATACCATCAAGAGTATGATGCAAACTAAGTCAAATAGAAACAACGTGGTCTATTCGATATTTGAGCAAACTCGTTATGAGGATTCTTTGGCATGTACAGAACCTGTACTCGTAAGTAGAGACGATGTCATCTATAAAAGAATTGATCCAGAGTATTCTGATGGGTGTGTTTGGGCAAGATATATTAACTTGCTAAATGTCACTTCAGAGTATGACTTTATCTATCAAGTCGATTCGCATATGTTACACGATCTTAACTGGGATCGTGCTCTTATCGAAGATTATAAGAGAGCGATGGACATGTCTGGAACAAATAAAGTAATTATTACCGGATCATGTAAATCTTTTGTGATTGAAGAGAAAGATGGAGAAATTAAAACTTATCCTCAGTATGAAGAGAACGACGCTTGTCAAGTAAAGTATTATACTATCGATCCTCATAATTTTATTCCAGACGTTCATGGAGATAATGTTCCTTCGACAGATATGCCAAGACCTGCATTTCATATCATGGCAGGAAACTTCTTTACGCATACAGATTGGATCGACAATGTCGGTCTAGATCCAAAGGTATTCTTCCAAGGCGAAGAAGTGATGATGGCAATGATGTCATATGCTGCCGGATATAAGATGTTTCATCATAGTAAGATGGTATCCTACCATCTCGAAGATACTAGTAACTGGCATACGAAAACTCCTCTAGAAAATGTAAAAGCCAAGCGAAGAAGAGAAATCCTTGCTGAGATTGGAATATGGAGATGGAAGCAATATCTCGAAACGTGCAGAGAAGATCTTCTTGTTGAGTTTCATAAAGAATTCGGAGTAGATTTTATTAACCTAGAAATCGAAGAACGGGCGAAGACTTACAGTCTTGAAAGTATTGGAGTAGTTGATGTTCTTGCGGTCTCGAAGAAACCAAAAAAGAAAGTGAAGATGCCGAAGGCTCTTTTTATGAGTGAAGATGAAGAATGATATCTTAGATAAATATCTAAGAAAACTTATTAAGAAAGCAGTGTTATACTTTGAAGGCAGTCGATACTATCATTGGATTAATGAAGTCAAGAGCGGATCTCGTAAGAGCATACTCATCAACTTCTGGAATGATGATAGTCTTAAGTCCACTTAGTTCCATGACGAGAACTATACTTCGTTTCAGGATCATAGGCTGAGAAATCCTCATAGCGAGGATCTCCAGGTTCTGCTCTTTTACCGATGCTATACTCGCCAATATGATTGACGATGTTGTTTCCTTCTTCAGTCTTTACCTTACACGTCTGCATGCCAAGTTGTTGCAATGATTTTGCCACAACATACTCGCTCAAGTTCTTCTCGCCTACAGATTCGGCATGAGGAAGATCTACTATCGCCCGAGGAAAAACGCTTGCCAAACTCCAAAAATATGCCGCAGAAAGCTCGCCTCGATACTTTCCGAGTGTAATATCTGTTTCATAAGCCTGAGTTTCCTCTTCAAAGTCATACCATTTCTGACGTGTTAAACATACCTGAGAAACGTTTCTATAATCATGCAAGATCTGAGTCATATCGAGCATCTTAATTGGGACGTTGAACGTGACGTCGTCTTCAGACAGATACACGTAGTCATAATCTCGCGCTCTCAGAATTTCGAAAGTCTTATTCCATACGTGTGGCAAACCCATGTTCTGTTGATGTAAGATGATTTCAGTGAAACCGAAATTCTTGGCTAATTCGAACATCGTACCGTCATGGCGACCTTTTGGCATGTCATCAATAAAGATGCCTTCGACTTGACATCCACTAAAGTCTAGCATATCTCGCTGGGATTTTAGAGTAGGAATCAAATACTCGAGTCGATTCGTCGACCAAATGATCTTACATACCTTCATGAGAATCTCTCCGTATCAAAGAAGAATGTCTGGAACAATCTTCCATCATATAAGTTTTTACCGAAGTAGTCGAGACTGGCATGGAACAGATCTCCACGATAAAGAATAAGTCGATTGTACTTGTTACCAATCGAGTCTACTTTATCCCATTTGGTGTAGTCGTATCCCTCATGAAGGTTTTCATGCGATCGCCATTCTCCTGATTCCTTATGCCGATACATGGCAGTGCCGCTCGATAGTGGTGCATCAGGAGTCAGGTAGCATACTCCTGCCCACATGCTCGTATGATCGCAGTGGATCCACGTGCGATCTTGGGCTGTTGCATACTGAAAAGCTCCAGTATAACCAGAGTCTTCGTACCAGTTGGTAATGTTACCAGCAAAATTCATCCAATACTGAATGCATGCTTTGACATCGTCTGTGAGAAAGGAGCGAGTTCGTTTGCCAGGATAGTTACCTGTTACATCAAACTCTTGAGTCAGAGCATAAGCTCTGACCGCATCGGGATTCGTATAGAAGTTATCGATGATCATCAAGTCTAAATTCATAATATTTCAAGTCCTCATAGTGTACTGGTTGTATTTATACGGCTTATAAATAGCCTGAGATAAATATATTGAAAGAGGGATTCGATGGCCACTCCTACCACAAAAGCAGAATTTAAAGAGTATTGCCTTCGTAAGCTTGGCAAGCCAGTAATTGAGATCAACGTAGATGATGATCAGGTAGATGATCGTGTCGACGAAGCCTTGCGTTACTGGTATGACTATCACTTCGATGGTTCAGAAAGAGTATACTATAAGCATGCTATCACAACGACCGATGTAGAGAACAAGTATATTACTCTTCCAGAAAATATCATTGGTGCTGTTAGCATCTTCTCGATGGGAGATCCTTCGATCCGTTCTGACGACCTCTTTAATATTCGCTATCAAATTGCTCTGAACGACCTCTATACTCTGACTAACGTATCGCTTGTTCCTTACTACATGGTCATGGAACACCTTGCTTTGATGAACGAGCTTCTTGTTGGTAAGCAACCAATTCGTTACTCTCGCCACAAAGATCGACTACACGTTGATATGGATTGGGGCACTGTTGCTGTCGGAGAATTCTTACTCGTAGAAGCCTACGAAGTCGTGGATCCAGAAACATGGACAGATGCTTATAACGATCGTTGGCTTCAGAACTATGCTACGACTCTGATTAAAGAACAGTGGGGATCGAACCTCACGAAGTTCACAGGTATGACTCTACCAGGAGGAGTTCAATTTAACGGAGAGAAAATCTACGACGATGCCGTAGCCGAAAGAAGAAAGCTCGAAGACGAGATGATTTCTTCTTATTCTCTTCCGGTTCTCGATATGATTGGATAATACATGTCGACCAATTTCTATTTTAACAACTTTACAAATAGCCAAGAGCAGGTCTTAATCGAAGATCTGGTTCTCGAGTCTATTAAGATATATGGTCACGACGTATTCTACTGCCCTCGAACACTGATAGCAAAAGACGACGTATATGAAGAAGATGCTGTATCACAGTACAACAGTTCTTACTTAATTGACATGTATATTCGCAGCTATGAAAGCTACGAAGGAGACGGTCAGTTCCTCTCGAAGTTTGGTCTTGAAATCAGAGATCAGGTAACGTTTACTGTATCTGTCCGTAACTTTATGGACGAGATCGGAAACCTTGAGATGATCGATCGCCCTCAAGAAGGTGATATTATATATCTTCCGATGGCTGATCGCTTGATGTACATCAAGTATGTGAATAAAACTCCCGTCTTCTATCAGATGGGATCAATTCAGATGTATGATCTTGTTTGTGAGATGTTTGAATATAGCGGTGAAGCACTGAATACTGGAATTGCCGCGATTGATAATATCGAGAGAGATCTCAGCCTTAGCCTCGACCTATACAACATTATGACTTCAGATGGTCTCATTCTTGTTACTCAAGACGGAACTCCTGTTATTCAGAGTGGATACAGTTTTGAAACCCAATCCGGCGATCCATTCGAAGATAATACCGAGTTCGAAACAGAAGGTGACGGACTTCTCGATTGGACACAAATAGATCCGTTTAGTGAGGGACAAGTATAATGTTTGGAAGAACATGGAATCATGACAGTCTAAGAAAATACATCATCGTATTCGGTACGGTATTTAATGACATCTACATCAATCGCCTAAGCTCTACCGGAGAAGTACTTCAGACTCTTAAGATTCCTTTGACTTATGGTCCGAAGGATAAAGTTCTTGCGAGACTTGATCAGAACCCAGAAATGTTAAATCAAGTTGGTATCGTTCTTCCTCGTATTTCTTTCGAGATGACATCGATGGAATATGATCCCACTCGTAAACTGAATACTCTCAACAAGCTGACAAAACAATCTGCTACTGCTGGCACAGACGATGAAGTCAAGTATCAGTATCAGCCTGTTCCTTATGACATGCAGTTTGAGATGAATATTTTGGTTAAGAACGCAGAAGACGGCACACGAATCGTAGAACAGATTGTGCCTTACTTCACACCAGACTTTACAGTCAGTGTAAATGTTGTTCCTGAGGTGGATGGACCGCGAGACATTCCTATCATCTTAAATAGCATCACATCTCAAGATCAATACGAAGGTTCCTTCACAGAAAGACGAGTGTTGACATGGACACTCAGCTTTACACTGAAGGGTTACTTGTATGGACCTACAAAGAAATCGAAACTAATTAAGAAAGCAGAAACTACTTTCAGACTTCCTGAAGACGTAGAAACTGGAAACACAACGAATACCACTAGCACCGTAATTGTAACTGCTCGTCCAGGATTGACTGCTAACGGTCAACCTACAAGTAATGCTGCAGCAAGCTTGCCGTATGATGAAATTATAAGTACAGATGACTATGGCTTTATTCATGAAATTACAGAGAATCTATAATGAGCAACGAACTTGATAAGTTTTTAAACATCGCCTCGGGCGATAACTTACCCGCCGTGATCGAAAAGAAGATGAGTACTCAAGTGTCAGCAGACTTTGAGTATGCTCGCGAGAACATGATGGAAGTGATTAATAAGGGACAAGAAGCACTCTTTGATTTGATGGATGTGGCTAAACAAAGCCAGCACCCAAGAGCCTACGAAGTTTTGGCAACCATGATGAATACAATGGTGGCAGCAAGCAAAGACTTGGTTGATCTTCAGGCCAAGAAGAAAAAGATCATGGAAGATGATCCTTCTGCTTCTCCACAGCAAGTCACAAACAATCTCTTTGTCGGATCTACCGCAGAGTTACAGAAATATTTAAAGCAGCACAAAGATGGCGAGTGAAAATTACTTAGGTAACCCTCGATTAAAAAGAGCTGACACAAAGGTCGAGTATACTCCTGAGCAAGTTGCCGAGTATATCAAGTGCTCTGAGGATCCTATCTACTTCATCTTAACTTATTGTAAGATCGTTAACATCGATAAGGGTCTGATCATATTCCCGCTCTGGGAATTCCAGAAGGAAATGATCCTTGCCTTCGAGGCCAACCGTTTCGTTATCTGTAAGATGCCTCGTCAGGTTGGTAAGACGACTACTGTTGCCGCATACCTGTTATGGAAAATCGTATTTAACGAAGAATATTCCATCGCTATTCTCGCCAACAAAGATAGACAGGCTCGAGAAATCCTTGGACGTATTCAGTTGATGTTCGAGCATCTTCCGAAGTGGCTTCAGATGGGTGTCACAGAATGGAATAAAGGTAATATTAAGCTCGAGAATGGGTCAGAAATCCTTGCTTCTGCTACCTCATCTTCTGCTATTCGTGGTACTTCTCAGAACATGGTCTATCTCGACGAGTTTGCCTTCGTTCCGACCAACATTCAAGACGAGTTCTTTGCGTCGGTATATCCTACCATTTCATCTGGTCAAAGTTCGAAGGTTCTTGTGACTTCGACTCCAAATGGTATGAACATGTTCTACCGTATC